AATGTTTTTATATTGTTTAATAGGTAATTAAGGGCATCAGTATTATTTGTTACCAATGCCGATTCTTCTAAATTATTTCTAAGGGTTTTAAAAGTTTTCATTATCCCCTTTGACCTTTCATCATTGCTGCTAACTTAGCTAAGGTTTCACGATCCTTAGGGGTAATACCTGTTAGCTTTTTATCATTAGCCATCTTTTCAAGGGAGGCCGCATATGCTGCAGTTGATTCATCAAATTCGGTAGTTTCAACGACCTTCACATAAAGATCGCCATTCCATTTCCAATCATCTTTATTAAAACCCTTTAGCTTCTTCGCCTTTTGGTATTCTGCACTAGATAATTTGCTTTGGCCAAGATTAGGTTTATTTCTTTTCTGCTTTGCCATCATTTGAGCATAGTTTTTAGGAATTTTGTATCCTGCTTCTTTAACTATTTCGGTATCTTCGCCAAGCTTTCCGCCTGCTGCTACAAATGCTGCTATAGCCATATCACGACGTTTCTTTTCGTCAGCATCTTTAAATTGTGGAGCATCAGAATCTTTGAAATCTGTTATCCATGCTTCAAGACCGTCAGATACTTTTAGCTTCTCTTCAATCTGCTCGACTTCTTCTTTTTTCATCTTAGCCCGTGTTGCAGCTCCGCGAGCTGCTGCCTTTGCTGCTGCGTTATTTGGATTTGCATCAGCTGCTTTTGCCCACGCGCTTTTCTCGTACTGATCCGGCCGCAAGCCCACAATACCTTTACGGTTTTTATACTCAAACTCTGGCATTGGTTTGCCACCAAAATCGCGAGCAGGTGTAGCTTTAGGTTTTAAAGCTTCTTCAACGTTATCTTTGCCGACTGACTCTAGCTTGACGATATCCTTAAGCTTAATATTGAACGCTTCTTTACCGATACCTACCACAAGGAAGTCTTTACCGTGATCTAGAACTTCACCAGATACTGTGTCACTTTTACCTAAAGAATTATATTTTAGAGCGTTATTAACTTTTACCTTTTTGCCCTTAGGATATTCCCTAGCAACCTTGGCGATATCACTACGTAAGCTTTCTTGTAATGCTTTAAATGTTTGCATCTATCCTCCAAATTCATGTCCTGCGACACGTTTCATTTGTTTTTTAAATTCAGTAAAACTGGGCTTTTCTTTATAGTACTTAATAGTAATCTCTGGACGATCCTTGCCTTTAATACGCCAATAATGTCCTTGATCTTTATGCTTAGGATCGGTCACCTTTACAACACGTCGCTCGTAGCCAGCTTCCCAAGTTTCAGAACCTTCACTTAAATATTCAAGGAAAGATTTCATTATTTGCCTTCATGCTTGGCCCACAAATCAGCATCTGCAGTTGTTCTAGTTTTTCCACCACTAATAAATGAATTAACACGTGCGTGTGCCCATTGCGTGGGGTTAGTTCCAGGACGATGTCCGGTTTTCCAAGCACCGTATCCTCTATCAAATACTTGCTTAAGAATTGAATATGAGATACCAGATTTATCAGACTTATCCATTAAGCTTTTCTTTACATCATCTGCTTCTACTATGTCTTTAAAACTCATCCTAGAAGTATTTTTTTCTTCATTGGGAGTTTCTTTTTTATACTTGTTTACGAGTTTATCAGAACCCTCATCACCAGCACCACCTTCTTCAACGAGTTCACTAATCTTTTCAACAGCATTTAACCAAAACTTTTTTAAGGTTTTATCAGCAAATTCAACTAAAACGTGATTAGTACCACACATAATTACTTTACCAGTCTTACCTGATTCTTTAATTTGTACGATATCTGATTCTACAAAAAGTTTGCCTTGAATATAGGCTTCTCGCTTCTCTGAGACAGGAGCAAATTTGATATGTTTACGGTAGTTATGAGATTCTTTGAGACCCATACCTTTACGTACAGCATTGAATAGATCGGTTACTTCACGGTAACCTTTTGGCATACCTTTAGCGAATGTATCTAAATCGTTGGCAGCAGCTGCCGCTCGTAGTTTAGAGGCAGACATACCAGATACGTCATCTGAATCTGGATCACGTTCACCAGCCGAAATTACTCTAATAACATCTTTAAATTGATAGAAACCATGCCTTGATTCAACACCATTATATTTGTTTAAGAGTGTTTCAAATTCATTAACTCGGTCAGAACCTGCAACCATAGTAACTTTAGTATAACCCTGATCATAGAGTTTAACGCATATATCCATTACATTTCGAATATCTGAATCAGCCATAATGTTTCGCGCATACTTAGGAAACATCTTACGTAGAAATTTGACCTTTGTTTTAAATTCTAATGGATTCTTTTTAGGATCAGATGATTGTGAGGCATATACTCTATATGCACCACCAAGCGAGATTTTCTTGAGAGTATCAAATAGCTTTTCATGGCCAGTTGTAGGAGGATTAAACCGGCCAAAGACGAAGGTCATCTCACCTTTTTGTTCTGTCAAATATTCTGTAAACGATTTAAAGGACAATGCTCTATTCTCCTGGATTCTGTTTTAGTTTAGCTCTATCGGCCTTTTTAACAGCAGGAAGAATTTTTTTAGATAGTTTGTCAATTAAACCTTTCTTCTTATCTACTCGTTTTTCTAAATCTTGACGAGCAGCAAATGAAAGTTCACTCTTATCTTTGTCTTTTAAAAGTTTTTGAACTACGATTTCTCGTGCTTTTTTGTCAGCTTTGGCTTTTAATTTTTCAGGAGAAGCCAACTTCATAGCTGCCTTTTTACGGCCCAATTCGATTTTTGCTTTATTTTTTCGAAAGGTCGCTTTAGCTTTCATACGTCTAGCTTGTGTGAAAGCTTCATCAACCTCATCGGAATGTTCTTTAAATGACTTCATATTATCCTCGGTTCCATTATCGGGTCGGAGAGTCCCAACCCTTTATAATATCCTTGCTGAAATTGTTAGCAGAAAATTCTAACCTATCAACTAACTTAACAGCTCCACCTTCCATACGATCTATAGCAACAAAACCCTCTGGGTTGGTAACTTTAAATCCGGATGCAGTCTTAACAAACGTACCAATATTACTTAGTTTATTAAGTTTATTTATAATAATTAATTTACTATCTACAACTAAATTTTGTAAATCAAATACCATTTGTAAGTTTTTTTGATTTTTTACACTAAAAAAACTTAGAAGATCATCTCGTTTTACAATTTGGGCTGCTTTTCCAGCCGTTGAAGATCTTTTGTCTATTTCTTTAGTATATCTATCTTGAATAAATTGTATCAAACCAAGAGTATGTGATCTAGTATCAGTGATACGTTGGCCTTCTCTTACTTTAGTATTATTATAGATATTTATAAGAGCATTTAATTCCTTATTACCTTCGATCTCTTTGAGTACGTTAGAAGAAATACTTTTAAATATCTTACCAGCATTAGATAATTTTGAATTTAATGCGGAAGTTTCTTTGGCTGTAAGTGTTACTGTACCAGATAGATCCGGTAAGGTAGCATCTACCATCCAAACATTACTCGACTTACGTAGTTTAGGTACTATCTCTTTGCCAAATTCAGCCTTCATTGTTTCGAGTGTTGCTCCTTGGTAAACCGTGTGCCACACTATTCCTATCTTAGCCTTATTAATTTGTTTTGCAATATCAGAGTTAGCCGGTACCGCGTATGCGATAGTATTGGGATGAAATACCACATGTTTTACACCATTGATAGTTTCACTTTTTAGGTCCGAAGAATCGAACATAAAGTCCCCTTGAATAACACCTTTAATACCAAGATCTTTTAGGTTATCAAAGGCCATCTTCAATTTCTTTGAAAGATCACCTGAAGTATCAGCATCAATATCTTCATGTGACTTATATATCTTAGGATTCTTTGCAAATATTCCCTTTTTAGCAACAAAGAATTCGCCAGTCTGAGGATCTTCACCAGCAAATACTGCGGGCGCGCCATCCCACTTAACAGTAATATCTACTGCTGACTTAGAACTACCACTCAGCATGTCACGAAGCGACCTAAGAGCGAGGATAGCTTGTCTAGCTCCTTTTACACCACCATCAAGTATCATATCCTCGAGGTGTGTCATATGAGAATTTTGACCGGCAGCTTCGTATAGTTTCGTCTTAAATGTTTTCATTAATTATAAAACCTCTTAAATTCCGGAGTCATTGTAGCTAAAAAGTTTGGTGCAGCTCTAAAGTTACCTTTATATCTTAACTGAATATTACATACTGGTAAATCACCAATCATTAAGTCAAATCTAATAATAGCAGCGGTAGCACCTAAATCAAATGCCTGACCAGCCCCTTCGGTATATTTAATATCAACTTTACCAGTTGAAAGTAAATCATCTAACTTAGTAGTAATATTATCTATATTTTTATATTCACCTTTTTCAACTACGATTCCTTTATTTGGACCATAGTCACCAACACCAGTTACTAGCGCAAAATCAAAATTAGATTTCTTTAATTCTTTTAGATCGGATTTGAAAATTAACTGTACTAACTGATTGGCGATTAATTCTTTGTTAGCAATAATCGTATCACCCATTTGTTTAAATAAGGTACGTCTACCCTTAAGAGCGCGATTAATTAAATCATTAGGAACACGTTGAATAAACTCTTTCCAATTCTTAAGATTGGGTCGGGTTTTAGCTATGTCAGCCTCAAGTTCCTTACTAAGGATTTTTAACTTTTGACCAAGTTTTATAACATGCAGATAAAAAGTCCCTGAATCCTTTTCTAAAGAATTTTTTATCTTATCAAATTTCTTATCATTTAGGAGACCGGTAAAGGCTTTATTTAAAAGAGTAGGATCTGTTTCTGTAAGTCGTGTTTTCTTCTTGAGTGAAATACCAATATAGTCATTACCCTTCTTGATAATAAAATCTGAAGAATTATAGTCTTTCATACCATATTTGGTCATCTGGAATTGTTTG